CTTTATCTAAATTAGATAAAAAGAATGCAATACTTGATAAACTATCTAAAAAGAAGAAAAAGATAGCTGAAGATATTTTATTAAAGAATGATTCTGCAGAAATGACTGATATAGCAGCTGAAGATGCGCTTCAAAAACTTGGAATAGATTTAATGGATGTATTGAAACTTATGGATGATGATTATAATTATGGATATGGAGGTTACAATGGCTATCTCGCATACTAGATTCTTAAGGAATAAGGATTTAATTCCGCAGGGTAAACTAAACCATATTGGTATAGTTGGATTAGGAGGTATCGGCTCACAGCTGGTACCTCTATTATCCATTATGGGATTCAAGAAAATTACAGGATGGGATGATGATACATTAGAAGAACATAATCTTTCTACAACTATGTATCCACAGAACGCTATAGGTAGACCTAAATCTGTTGTAGCTGAAAATGTTGCTGATTTGTATTCAGTTAATCCTGGTAATAATAAATTCTTTCAAGAATACTATGATGAAGCAAGCCCCACATTACCGAAAATGATAGTTTGTTTAGATAATATGGAAGGTAGAATGATTGCTTACCAGAAATGGAAAGAACAATCAAATAGAGAACTATTTTTAGATTTGCGAATGGGAGCATTGGCAATGGAAATAGTTACAGCTACTAAAAAACATGATAAGTACTTAGATACTTGGCAGCCAAGTCATACTATAGCAGATGCAGATTGTACAATGAAACATACAATATTTACTGCGTCGATTGTAGGAGGGTTAGGAATAGATCAAGTATTTAATGTCGTTGCTAAAAAAGCGTATTATGCGTATATTTGGTTAGGCTTAATGCCTCTCACAATGCGAACTGAACAACTAATAACTTAATAAGGAAAGTCTATGGATATAAAAGTACGACAAGTATCTACGGACTGGACAAAATTGCCTACTGGGCTGACTTGGTATTTTATCGGTCAGCCTAAAACAGGCAAATCCACACAGGCCAGTAGATGGAGTGATACAGGAGCAGAGGGTGTTTTATTAATAGACACTGACCTCGGTTCAGATTTTGTTGACAAAGCAAATATTGTAACTGTAACATCTCTAAACACACCAACTAGACCAGTAATGGAAGATGGTAAGCAAGTAACTTCAAAAGGAACAGATTTAACAGAAATTGTTCCCAATGATGAGCGTGATTACTATTTTCGTTCAGGTGATAAAGTTGGAGAACCAATGGAAGTTTATTCTATGGTAGAAGTTTACCATTGGTTAAAAAATAACCTTAAAAAACTACCATATCAAACAGTAGTTATCGATACTATTGATCACGTAAACAGATGGATAGAAAGTGAAGTATGCGATGAACGAGGTCAAATAGCAATGGGAGAAGGTTCTTCATGGGGTGCAGATTGGGCACAAGCAAGAAAGAAGAATCTTGATATTATTAGAAGATTTCAAGCTTTATGTAAATCTCAAGCAAGGAATCTTGTTTTAATTTCTCATGCTAAAAGTACGGTGATAACAGATGGCAAGAGTCAGCTAGGGCCAGAACTCCCAAGGGGTTTGGCGTATGCAGTAACTGCCTCTGCTGATGTCATAGGTTATGCCACCGCTGACAAAGAAGACGGAAAGTTTTATCTATCTTTCCAAGCATATGATGAAAGGACTGTAGGCAGTAGGTTAAGACCATTAGCCCAGAAAGTCCTTGAATTTGATTACAATGTAGTAGTCAATGAAATCCTAAAATACAAAGAAGAGGAGTAGCATATGCCGTACAGAGGTTCTTATGAAGCAGAAAGCAGCTCTAGAGGCCCAGCCAAATGGTTAGGTTTTCAAGAAGTTGCATTAACTGATTTTATTAATAAATCAGAAAACTATGATAACTTAGATGTTTACTTAGAGATTCATTTTCAAAATGAGTCTTCTCAGTATCCTTACAAATATAACCTTTTAGGTAAGTTTGAAAGAGATGCTGATGGTAGAATATCTGGTGAGAATAGTTTGCTTAAAAGAATATTGTATTTAACGGATGCTATTGGTTGGAACGGAGGCGTAAATGCCAAAGGTGAATGGGTAGATGAGAATGATAAAGTATTAGAAGACGATGTAGTTCATCTTTTAAATGCTGATCATACTCAAGCTAACTACGGGGCAAGCAATTTCGATACACCCTTATATATTTATGTATATAAGAAGTGGAGCGAAAAGAATCAAAAAGCTTACCCTACAGTTTGCCCAAAAATTGTACAAAATGATGAAGAGGGTCGTAGAGACCTTGAAGATTACATTAAGTACATGAAGGCCAATAAGTACATTGTTGAACATGAAGAAACTGAACAGGTTAGAAATGGTGCTATGACTAGTGGTTCCTCCACTACTACTAGCGGCACTCGAACCTCGTTTTAGTGACTCTATACAATGAGATAGCAATTGGGGGCCCTCAGAATAGAGGGCTCCTGATTGAACAAGAACAAGTTATAGATGTTATACTTGAACATGGAAAAGACAAAGCTGTATATAAAAGCTTATATCTATATGACCAAGAAGGTTTAGAGTATTTTAAATTAAGAAGAACTCTAAAAGACTTTTTAGGCAAAAGATACATAAATGATGTATTAATTGATATAGATAAAGGTCAAAATACAAACGAATATACACTAAACAAAACAAGAGGTGTATTATTTGAACTTGAAGAACTAGGCGTTCAAGAAAAATCCTGTCATATTTATTTTAGTGGAACTGGGTACCATCTTATCATAAGTGGTGAATTATTTAATTTTCCTGAAGGAAATAAGGATTTACCATTTATTGTTAAGGAAACAATGAATAATTTACTCAGTGAAATAGATTTAGCAGTATATAACAGAACTTCAATCTATCGGTGCTCTAACACCATCAATCAAAAATCTTCTTTATACAAAATACAATTAACTTATGATGAAATTAATCATTTAAAATATGAAGATATTCATTTATTAGCAAAAGAACAAAGGTTCTTAGATTGTAATCCTGTATGGGGAGATGGAGAATTAGAGAAACATGTTATTACAAATATTCCAAAAATAAGAGTAATGCAATCCAGTGTTGAACCAAGAAATATTGTACCATGCGTTCAAAAGATGTATCAACTAGGCCCTGAAGAAGGAAATAGAAATAATACTATGATGCGAATAGCATCCCATTTCTTTAGGCATGGTATTCCTAGTGGTGCTGCAAAAGCAGCATTATTAGAATGGAATCAAGGTCAACTAATGGATGATGTAATTCTACAAAAAGTAGAAGATACATATCGTGGTGGATATAAATATGGATGTAAAGACCAACTTATGGCTAAGCATTGTCAACCATATTGTATTTATTACAAAAGAAAAGACTATTTGATAGATGTTAAAAATAGTGAAGAGCTTCAATCAGATTTAGCAGAGAGAATAGAAACTGATTTTTCAGGTAGAACTATAGACTTGGCTAAACTTTTAGGTGTTCCTAACAAAGATGTTACTATATATCCAGGTGAATTAGTAACAATATTTGGTTCAACAGGTGCTAATAAAACAGCACTTGCCCAAAATATTGTATTAGGATATAATGCAGAATTAGATCAAATAGTTAAAGAGGCACAAATACCTACTTTATTCTTATCTTTAGAGCTTTCTGGATTTGTTATGCACAGAAGAAACTTGCAAATAGTTTCAGGTGCTAGTAAAGACGATGTAGTATCTAAATACAACGAGCTCTATAATCATCATAAAGAAGAGTTAAGCCATATTATAATGCAGTCTATAGCGCCCACAATAGGCCAAATACAGGACAAAATCAAACAATTGCAACCTAAGTGTGTAGTTATAGATTATATTGACCTGGTGGACGTTCCTTACAATAAAAAAGGTGAATATGAAAAGCTAAATTACATTAGTCATTCACTTTCAAATATTGCAGTAACTGAAGATATTATTATTATACAAATATCTCAAGTTTCAAGAGATTATTCGAGAAATCAAATAATGGATTTGTATGCTGCTAAGGGTAGCGGAGCCATAGAAAATGCATCTAGAAAAGTAATAGGTATAACAGGAGACTCTGAAAACACGGGTAAAAAGGTTACGTTATTTAAAAATAGCGATGGCGATTTATTTGATGTAGATTTAGAGTGGACACCTTCTTTTAGATTAATCAAAGCAAAGGAAGAGAGGCAACAAAATGCCAACAACTAAAGAACTTGTTGGAGAGTTAATAGATGTTAACCAACAGCTAGAACATCTTGAACAAGGAACTGACATCGATATGGATGAGCATAAAAGACTCGAAGAAACTAGAGTAACAATCCACAAAGAAGTCAAAAATAAAATCCAAAACGTTGATTACTTTATGGTCGAACTCAATAAAAAAGAACATCTTATCGATGCTGAAGTAGAAGCATTAAAAGATGAAGTTGAAAGATTGAGGTCAAGACGAAGAGCATTGGTAAGGACAAAAGACTATTTTAATAAACAACTACTGCCAGCAGTTATTATGGAAGTTGGGAATGAAGACGGAGTCTATGAAACTAATACCGCAAGGTATAAGCTTTATGAAACATTCGGCCCAGTAGATGTTGATCCTCATAATATATCAGATGATTTTAAGAAGGTTGAAATAGTTGAAAAACTGGATAAGGTGAAAGCCAGAAAGGCTGCAATATCAGCGTTTAAAGCTGGTCAAGAAATGCCACCTGGTTTGAATATCAGAAAAATTAAAAGAGTGAAGCGTACTTAAAAGTATACTAGTTCTTGTATGCTGCACATTTTTAATACTAAATTATACGGGTTTAGTTGTTCTATGGATTTCATTTAAGCTCCGAAACGCATAGACAGTGAGTAAAAACACCCGCGCTAAACCCTTATAATTATGAAGTATGATAAGAAGGCATTTAAAGAGGTTTTAGAACCTCATCACAAAACTTATTGGAAGATTGCTTATACTAAGCTACAGAGAAAAATGCAAAGTCTCAAATCCTCCCTTAAGAAACGTTCAGAAATATCTGAAGTAATATTTGATATTACAATGGACGATTTACGTGATATGTTTTATCATAAATATGGCAAGTCTTGCAAATACTGCAGAAGAAAAATGGTTTATAGGAATATGGTATGTGATCATATTATCCCCTTAGCTAAAGGTGGAGATTCTATAAAAGAAAATCTGCAGCTAATTTGTAAATCTTGCAATACAAGGAAAGGCCCGTTAGATGAGAGAGATTTTGAAGAACTTATCCTATGGGTAGAAACATTAAAAGATGAAACAAAAGAATATGTGCTGCGAAAGCTAGCAAAAGGAGGAAGATATTAATGAAATTAGATCACGAACAATATGAGCTTTTGATGACAGCTTTACAAAACTACAGAGGAGAACTTTATATAAATAGTGGTGACACTAC